CTAGGCGGATTTGGTGTCTAACTCGGGGCTGAGGTTAGACACTTCCCACTTGGAAAGAGCGGCAACCGCGGTGTCTGCCATGCGCATCTGATTGGCATCGCGCGTGTAGCGCGCGACCTCGTCATCCTTGCTGTGACCCGACATCGCCTTCATCGTCTGATTGCCCATGTCGAGCTCAGCCATGCGGCGCATCGTCGCCTTGCGTAGACCATGGGCGGTGCAGTGGGGCAGCCCGGCCGCATTGCACCAGTCGCGCATCTTATTGCCGAAACCTGCTTTGCTGAATGGCCGGCCGAATTCGTTGAGCAGGAAGCACATGGCGCCCGGCGCTGGCGGCATAGCAACGATAGCCTCGAGCAGCTGCGGCGCGATTGCGATGCGCAGCGTCTTGCCCGTCTTGGTCTGGCTGATGGTGAACCGGCCATCGGCGATATGCTGGCGCCCAAGATGGATGCTGTCGACCCGTCGCTGATCGGTCCAGAGGATCAGCTCCATCGCGAGGCGAGCGGCGGTCCCGAGCTTGTGATGGGCGCGATACTGGGTGATTTCGTCTTCGGTCCAAGTGTGATAGCCCTTCGAGCGTTCCGCGGGCGCGACCTTGACACGATCCGTGTGCGTCGCCGGGTTGTCGGCGCGCATCCCAATCTTCACCGAAAACTCGAAGAAACGGACAAGCTCTTTGCGCAGTTTCTTCGCGGCCTCGATGCCACCAAGCGTCTTGTTGCCTGTGCCTGTTTTTACCCGCGCCTTCGCGATGATTGCGTCGAGGTGGTCGAACCGCACGTCGCGGACCATTCGCGCCTCACGCCCTTCCACGAAGCGCTCCAACACTCCCCGCACTCGCTTCTGTGTCGGCACCGTTGGGCCGAGACGTTCGGGGACGCCGACATAACGGTTGAACAGGTCGAGCAGGCTGCCTGGCGTCGCCCGATCGATGCGCGCCTGTTCCGCTGCCTTCGCGGGGGCTGTCGGGTCCATGAATGCGGCGTACTCTATCCGAAAGTCTTCGGTGCCGAGCGCAGACTTGAAATAGCCCGATGGGAAACCTTTGCGACGGAAGCGCAGGTGGGGCTTGCCATGCCGATCTTTAAACGTCGTGACATACTGGGGAAGGAAGCGGTTCGTCTTCAGCTGCCGGCGTGTCATCTGCGGAGTTCGTCGTCCCAATCGTTGCGCGCCGTCGGGGGCGCGACCGATTCGCTCAATACCACGATCCGACCGTTGGGGTCGATTTCGACACGGCCGACGCGCATGCCGGCGGCGGTCGCGCCTTTGACGGCCCGGGTCACGTCGTCTTGCTTGAAGCGAGCCGGCGCCGTCATGCCGCCCTCGCCAGAGACTTCGCTGCGGCGGCCGACCGCTCGACGTCGACCCGCATGACGATCCAGGCGACGCCGTGACGGGTACGCTGCAGCCAGGCCAACGCCTCGTATAGGTCGGCCAGCTGCACCGCTGCATCGTTGACCGGCTTGCGCTTGGCGATTGCCCGCTGCCGCACGGCAGCGCGCGATAGCTCGGCCTCCAATTCGAAGCTGTATGCACCGAACAGGTCCGTCTTCTCGTCCCACGCGGGACATGGCGGCTGCGCCGGGTCCATGATCCATCGCCACTGATCGACGATGCACCGCGCCAGCCGCAGGCCACGCTCGGCATCGGCCGGGGTGATCTTCTTCGCCTCGATCGCGGCGGGGTAGCCTTCCTCGCGAATGCGCAACAGCATCTGCGCGGCGCGAGCACATAGGTGGCGGTGCTGGGGGGCGGCATAGATGGGGGGTGTCATGGCCAATCCTCATCCAGCTGCGCGCGAGCCTGTTCGAGGATCTGATCTGCGTTCCACAACCCGTCGCTGTCGCTGTAACCGGGATGCTTAGGCAGATCGTGAGCAAAGGTGGTCTGAAGCCAGGCTAACCGCCGACGAAGGATGCGAACCGCGTCTCGCTTCTCGTCCTGTTCACGAGCGAATTCGGCATAGCCCTCGTAATCCGCGCTATCCCAAGTGGCACCGATGCCGCCACATTCGCGGCAGCCGCTTCCGAGGCTGCACCCGAGCGCTGAACTGTGGTCGTAATGCCCGACTGGATGACCATCCTCGGTTTCGTGGCATCCGGAACACGACCGCCAGTACCCGTCGCCATCGTTGACCAATTCGCGAACCCGCGGACCGATCTTCGCGATAGGATCGATGTTCATGACTTTGCTTCCGTTTCAGAGCGCGGCAGCGCGATCGGCGCCGCCTGCCCGCTGGCGAGGTTGATGAAGGCGCCGGCGTGGCCGATCGACCCGCGGCCGAGCAGATCGAACAGCAGCGCCAACGCATGGCTGGCCACCACTCGGTTGATAAAGAGCGACTGCCGATCGAGCGCCTCGGCGACCGAGCAGGACGGCGCATCATCTTCGGCAATGCCGGCGTCGGCGAGTTCGGGGAAATATTCGAGGACCGTCGGCAGCCGGCCGGCGTGCTTTCCGAACGACGGTTCGGGGCAGCCGATGATGAATTGCCCGTCGGTCGCGCGGTTGCCGAGATCGAGCCAGTAGCGGGGGGCGGATTGGCCGCTGACGATCGCAGCGCCGATCGCCCGTCGCGCGGCCGCGGTGTCGACGCAGGTGATAAGGACGTCGATGCCGCGCAGGCCGACCGCGTCGGGGGCACGGCCATGCACCGCGCGCCAGTCGAGGCCATGCGCGATGTTGATGCGCTCGACCAGCGTCCGGGCTTTCGACGCGCCCAGGTCGCAGCGATAGAAGGGCTGACGACCAAGGTTCGCCTCGCTCACCGTGTCGTCGTCGACGACCGTGACGTTTAACGACCGCGACGAGATCGCGCGCAGTGCCGCGTCGAGCGACGCCAGCCCCATGAGCATCTGCGCGCCATTGCCACCGCAGCCGACGAGAAGGACTTCGATCCCGCGCTCGCCATAGCCCGCGGGCAGGAAGTGCCGGTTGGTGACGTCAGTCGACATGGGAAGCTCCAGCGAAAGGGCTGCGGGGCAGGGGCAGGAACATGCCGCCCGCGCATAGGCGGGAAGCTGTCGTTGGCCCGTCGGGGGCGTCGAGGTGGCCGAAGACGATCGCGATCTTGGTCGCGTGCGCGTCGTCCGCGTCGTCCGTGGCGCTGAAGAACGCCGGCGCCCGGCCGTGGCTATGGACGTCGCAGACGAGGTGCCATCCCATCGGAATAGCGGGCGTCCGATAGACCAGGCGCGATGGCGTGGCGTGATCGACCACCGGATATTGCACGGCGAAATCCCGCGTTGCCTCGTTCCAGATCACGAACGCCGCGGCCTCGTCGGGCAGCGCGGCGCGGAGGTGCGCGAGGATCTCCGACAGCACGTCGGCCGGCACGAGGCCGCAGCGCAGCACCAACCGCGGCTCGCCCATGCTGCCATACGGCAGGTATGCGGCGATCGGCGTGGCGACCGGCATGTCGACCTCGAGCCATGGCCGGCGCAGGATCATCATGACGCCGTCGTTGCCCAGCGTGACGCCATGGCCGGTCCGCATCGCGCGCAGCGCATCGATCGCGGGCGACCGACCGAAGGGCGGCACCGGCAGACAGGGGACGGCGTCCAGTACCTCGGCGGCCGTCAGGTCGTCAGCGAGCGGGGTCATGCGCGAGCGCTCCGTTTGATGAGCGCGCCGAGCGTCAGCGCCTCTTGCGAGGTGGCGGCGCCGGCATCCGCAGGGAACGGCTTGAGCAGCTCGGCCGGGAAGGTCGTCGCCCTGCGCGCTGCCAGCTTGTCCCACAGGCGCACGAGGCCGCCGCGACCGGGCACCGTGTGCTCCTGGCCGGGGTTTGGGTGGGTCGACCATGAATCGAATACTGCGCGCTCGTATTCCGGGATGGCCGCAGGGTTGATCGACTTCGGCACGGGCACGTTGCCCCAGCACAACTGCCCGCTGATGAAGACATTCAGAATGGGCGAGTGCAGGAGCGCGGTGTCCGCGGTCGGCCGCTCGCTCGAGCGGAGGGCATAGACGCCAAGCCGCCCACGCGTCGCGACGAAGACGTGCGCGGGATAGGGAAGCTGCAGGACGATCCGCTTCGCGAGCGCCTGCAGGGTCTTTGGCGGGTGCGAGAGGGCAAAGTAGGAGGTGCGGACCTTCGCCGGCACCCACCACGCGAGGACGTCGGGGTGGGCGACCAACACGTTGTCGGGAAGGATCTCCGGCACCTGGTTGCGGCCCAGCGCCTCGGTCCATTGCCGCAGGTGTTCGCGCGTCAGCGGCGTACCGGCTGCGATCGTCGGCATGCCGTCGGCGAGAAGCTCGACGTCGTGGATGCTGGCGAACGTTGGGCCGTGCTTACGCGACAGCACGAACCGATTGAGGTCGTCGCGCTCCCCGCCCTGATACAGCAGGATGGCGTTGGTCAGCGTCAGGCTGCCGTCGGTGGCCTCGAATTGTGTCGTGATGCTCATGACGTCACCGAGTTGGCGGGATCGAGGTTGATGAGGTCCTGGGCGGCCAGCAGAACCTCGGCGCCGATGCGCAGGGACGCGAGCCATGCGTCGATCGGGGCTGGTTCGATCAGCGGACACAGGCCGATCACGTCGTCGAACCCCTGCTCCATGCCGAAGCGGCCGACGTCATCCAGTTCGCGGGCGAACTGATCCATCGGTACGAGTGTGAGCGGCGGAATCGGCGCCCGCTCTTCGTATTCCGGCAGGTAGGCGAGAACCTCGTCGCGGTCGTGGCGCCACGCGCTGTGGGCCATCTGGCTTGCCCGCAACGCGATATCGGCGTTGCGGAGTCGGGCGATCGCCTTGCGCAAAGCGGCCGGCATGTCCCTCAGCGGTGCCGCCTTCGCGGTCATCCAGTCGGGACGCTTGGCGGCCATCTGCGACGGCAAGGTCATCTCGTCGAGGTCATCGGGGTCGTGGCCGTGCCACTCGACCAACGCCTTCCGGGCGCCCTCGTCGTCGGTTTCGCCGTCCCAATAGTACGCCGATATTTCCTCAACGAGGTCGTCGTACCCGATGTAGGGAAGGGTGCCGCGCAGGCTCTGCACGAGCGCCTGATAGGCGGCCGCGCGCCACCCAACCGGTGCGACATTGCCGAATAGCGTGTTCGACAGGACGTTGTTTTTCTCGATCCAGCCCAAGTCGATCTGGCCGATCGAGTCGCAAACGACGACGAGGGCCGGTGGAAGGTCGTCCTCGCCAATAAGCGCGACGACGCGGAGATCGGCGAGGTCGAACGGCCCGAGGATCTCGGTAACGGCAACGTCGAAGGCGCGCTCGATCCGCTGCCGGGCGCCGTTCCGGGTGCAACGCTGCGCCGACTGCTCGCGCTCGGCTACCCACCGGCCTATCGTCCGGTGATGCGACGCGAGCGGCGCGTCGAACATGATGGGGACGTCGATAGACAGGGCGACGGGTCGCCCCGCCAGATCAGCCGAGCGGCGCAAGATGGAAGCCGGACGGGGGCTGCAAGGGTTCGCCGCGGCCGTGGCGGTTGCTGCCCGGCGAAAGGAGGACTTGCGCGTGGAGCGCCTGGACGTCGGGGCTGCAGGCGGGTTGGGTCGTGCCGGGCGTGTCGCCATCATCATGGTCGATCCAGTTGAGCAGGGTTTTGCGAGACGAAGCGGGGATGGCGGCGCGCGAAGCCCGCGCCATCGTCAGCCCTTTGTGCCGACAGCGCGGCGGTATTCGGTGACGTGGACCCCGTTCGTGATGCCGGCATCGATCGTCTCGGCGTTGAGGATCGCGGGGTAGAGCGTCGCATGATAGGCGCGCAGGCCCTGCGGATCGGCGGCAAGGTGCGGGGGCACGGGCAGATCGATGCCGTCGTAGCGGTAGGCGCGGGTGAGTTCGGTAATTTGCATGGGAAGCCTCGAAACGGGGTTGGCGGGTGCGGACGTGGTCAGTCGTTCCAGAGGCTGACCGGTTCGCCGGGATCGGCGACGGCGGGCGGCGGCGTGGCGGGCGCGGCCGGCGTCGGAGTGGCCTTTGCGGCGGCTGCGGCCGGCTTGGTGGCAGGCTTCACCTTCGCTGCCGCTGCGGTCTTCGCATGGTCGGCCGCAGCGTGCTGTTCGGCGATCTGATCGGCCAGCGCCCTACGGGTGGCGATCAGTCGGCCGAGCGCGCCGTCGGCACCCAACGCCAATTCGGCATCGATCTCGGCCGCGGTGCCGGTGATTGAGATCGGACGTACCTCGGCGCCTTCGGGCGTGTGCTTCGCGCCCTCGGCCTTGCGGGGCAGGATGGTTAGGGTGACGGTGCCGTCCGGACCCGCAACGAGATCGAAGCCGAGGGAATAACGGGCGAGCAGCGGCAACAGGCTGTTGACCAGCATGGGATCAATCCTTGTCGGTGGAGGGCGCCGCGGGCGGCGGGGGGCTGTAGGCGCCGGTGAACGTCATCGCGCTCGGCAGGCGTCCCGCCCAGTCGAAGCCCTTGGCGTTGAGCATGCCGGCGATGATGTCGGGCACCTTCGCCTCGAGCAGCTTGGCGAACTTGCGCGGCCCCATGTGTGCGACCAGCCCGCATTCCTGCGCGATGAATTTGAGCTCATCCTTGCCGAAGCCGGTCAGGAACGCGGCGTCGACCTGCCATGTGGCGCGCAGCACCGCCTCGAACGTGGCGCCGAACTCCGGGTCGCCTTCCGCAGCCTGGATCAGCACCGCGCGCCAAGCTGCCTCGCGCAAGATCGTCGTCCGCACGGTGGCGATCATCGATGCGGCAGTGACTGCTGGCGCTGCGGCCGACGCCGGCTTGCTGGCAGGCTTGGACGATCGTGGGCCGGCCGGCGCACTGGTTGCCGGTGCAGCCGCTACGCCCGCCGACGCCGGGGCATCGGCAGCCCCATTGCCGACGACGGGGGTGGTGCCCGTCTCAGCGGCTGCCTCGCTCTTCAGTTGATAGCAGCCCGGGTTGGTGCAGTGGCCGTCGTCGACGTGCGTCTCGAACAGCGCGCGCTGCGATCCCGAATTGAACGGGCAGGTGAGGCACTCGGTCTTGTCGAACGTTGCGGCCGCAAGGCTCTGTGTCATGCGCGTGAGGATCTCGCGCGTCTTGTTGACGTCGAGCGCCGCGGTCAGGATCGTATCGAGCGCCTTGGCCTGTTTGTCGGGCGGCACCACGGCGAGCAGCTCGGCATGGCCGACTTTGATCCGCCGCTCGTCGAGTGCGACCTTCACCGCCTCGTCGAGGTTCGCGAGGGCGAGGCGCCGGTCGAGCTTGGCCCGCGACCAGCCCAGCCGGCGCGCCGCTTCCGCGCGATCGTCGCCGCATGCCGCGAGGTGACGAACCGCGGCGTCGGCCTGCTCCGTTTCTGAAGCATCGTCCCGCGCGTCGTTCTCGTCGATCGCCGCTTCCAGCGCCTCGCTATCGGTCATGTCGCGGATGAAGACAGGCGCGCTGCCATCGGCGCCGAACGCCTCGACCGCGGCGCGATGACGACGCTCGCCGGCAACGATCTGGACGAAATCGGCGTCGATCGGGTCGGGGCGCACGAGCAGCGGCTGCAGGATGCCCCGCAGCTTCAACGATGCGACGAGTTCGGCGTGCTTTTTCGGATCGAAGTATCGACGCGGGTTGGCACCGGGCTTGATCCGCGACAGCGGGAACAGCAGCGCGTTCGCGAGGTCCGGCTCGGAAGTGGTGGCCGGCGCTGCCGGCGAGTTCGTGCTTTCGGGTAGCATTGTCACAGTTCCCAATGCTGAAGGTCTTCGTCGACCAGGGCGTGAGCCGTGTCGCGATCCCAAGGCAGGCTGGGGTCGCCGAAGGGGACGCCCAAGACGTCGAGCGAGGCACCGTAGGTGGCGTAGGCAAGCTCCATCGCCTGTTGGCGACCCATCGTGTTCACGCGGATGCCGCACAGCCGGCGACTGGTGCGTCGACGATAGTGCTTCGCCATGTGAACGATGAACCCGCTGATCTCCGCATGGAGTTCGGCGGATACGAATCGGGGCTGGCGCATCGCCTCACGGACTATTGCCGCGATCCAAATCTGGCCGTCATCGTGGAGGCAGTCCCATTCGACTGATCCGTAGGCTGAGATAACAGCACGACTGTCCACAATGCGCGCGGCGGTGGTGACGTCGGCGAGGGTCGGTTGAATGAAGGGTGGGGGCGGCGCGGGGGCGTCGAGCGGCGTCATGCATTGCCCTCCACGGCGGCCCTGGAAAGCCGGACGGCGCTGATGCTTCGAGACACCATCGGCGCGAGAATGTCCCAAAGCGCTTGCGCAAATTCCCGTTCGTCCACGGCCGCGAACTTGGCTTCATGCAAGGCGTAGAAGGCGCCTGCTGCGGTGCCGACCGCGCTTGCGGCCCCCATGATCGCAACTTCGGTCTTTGCCTGTGCGTCTGGTGCGCCGGCCATGAGTCGGTCGATGACTGCGGCGACTTCGCGTTCTGCGGTGCGTGCGGCCTCCATCAGAGCACCGCCTGCACGGCCATGCCGAGCGCGTTGAGGGCAAACTCCCGGTGCACTTCGCCGCGACGGCTGACGACCAGCGCGGGGCGGGCGGGGACATTGCGCTCCAGCCGTTTCGCCGAGGCTGCGGCGCAGCCAAGGATGCAATAGTCCTCGTCGAGTGCTTGCACCGTGCGGCGCTGGCCGACGGACAGGCGCGACGCGATCGTGCGGGGATCAGCTTCGAGGTTCGTGCTGTCGCCCATCAGAACCTCCCCGCGATCAGGGACAGGACGGCGGGAACGACGACCCAGCCGGCGATGCCGACGACCGCGATCGTAATGCCGGCATCGAACAGGCGCTTCGTGCCGTCGATGAACCGGCGTCGCGCGAGGCGATAGCGCAAGCGAACGGGCTGCGCTGGCCGAACGATGGTGGCGACTGGGTTGGCCCGGCGCAGGCGACGAACGGTTGCGCCAAGGTCGGCGTGAACCGGTCGGTCCGCGAACCGGGGCGTATCATCGAAACGCAAGGCGGGCGGGCGGTGGCCCAAGCGATCATAGAACCGGCGAAGCGAGGCGTCGGCCTGTTCGCGGCTAGGGATGTGAGGATGCGGCACGCTGTGCTCCCATCGGGCGGGATGCCCTTGGAGCAGCGAGTTACCGTAACGGTATGTCGATCGTCAAAGGAAAAATACCATTATAGTAATTTCACTTTGCCTCGCTTGCCGATGTGCCCGTTTTGTTCCAACTCGCGGCTATGGCTATCGAGCGAGTCGGATGAGTAGCATCGTGGCGCACTGGTATCGAGCAACGTGCTTCGGTGAGGCATGTGGCCCTTGGCGTACTAGCCTTCGCGAAGTGCGAGCGGACCTAGAAGGGCAAGGTTTGGGCGGGTACGACGAGGGCGGGCAGTTCTATGTCACAGTTCCTGGCGGGATAGCTCGCGAAAGTGACTGGATGGACTACACAGTTTGGCTGGAGTCGCACTGTCGGAAAGTTAGTCGGGCATGCGCGAAGCCTGCCAGATCACCCGGCCAACAATCGTATAAGGTTCGTCACCGTTAAGCGAAATTGTGACGTGGGCGGGATTGTGCGAGCACGGTTCTAAACGTGCGGGATCGCCGAAAAACCGTTTGAAAGTTGTTTCGCCTGCAGCATTCAGCACGACGTAAAAACGACGGGGGTAAAGAGCGCGATCCTCTGGATCGTAGATAATCCGGCCACCTGCTGGAACGTACAAGTCCATCGAGTCGCCATCGACGTCGAGTGCAATAGCTCTGTCTGGTATTGATGGATCAGGCTTGTGCATGCGCCCGACTGCATGGGCAGCTGGATCGGCAAACCCGCTTGCCGCCACGCTGCCGAGCACGGGAATTGTACCGACACTCTCGCCTGGGGGTGGCGCATCTGTCCCGCCAAGCCAGTTCCTTATCTTGTCCATCTCTTCAGCGGTAAAACGGCGCTTGCCCGCGAAAGCCTTCGATATGGCGTTTGGCAGAATGCCCAGCATATTCGCGAGGTCGACCTGCCGCTTCCCGCTGTCGGTAAGCCGCTGCTGGATGTCTTCGTATGCCATCCGCCGATTGAACCCCCGAGTACCATTATGGCAATTACTGTTATGGTACTTTTCTGCTTGCGCTGAACATACCATTCTGGGATGTGGTGGCGCATGAACGGATTTGCCTGCGCCCTCATCGACGCTCTCGGCGGCACCGCGAAGGTTGCCCAAGCTATGAACGCGCCCCCGACGACGGTGAGCAACATGCGCAGCAATCTCACCCCATCGCGGCTCAATCATCTGCGGCGAATTGCAAGACAGGATCACCCGAACCTCGATGTTGAAGCGCTCGCCGCGGAGTACGGCGTCGAACTCCCACCTATCGGTTCTGCTGTAGGCTCGTCAGCGAGAAGTTCGGCGGCATCTTCTCAGTGTATCGAGGCACACCCTGCCAATGCTTAACTCGCCCGCTGATATGGCGCGGGGGCGCCTCATCAAGATTTCCTTCGGCGAACTCGTGCGTCTGGTTGGTGACGACTCTGTCGCCGCGACCATCACGCGCGTCAGTCGCGCGACGATCGCGCGCTATCGGTCTTTATCGCCTGCCGACGCTGAATATTTTCCGCCTACCGATGTGGTCGCTGACCTTGAGCGCGTCGCCGGCGCGCGACCGATGACGGAACTACTCTGTCGGATGGCGGGCGGGGCGTTCGTTGCCGAGCCGGAAGCGCCGGCCACTCCAGCGGACTTGCTGACGCTTTGCGCGCAGCTGTCGTCCGAGTTCAACGATTCCGTTGCCGCGGTCTGTGCCGGCCTCGCTGACGGAACGTGGTGCAGCAAGGATGGCGCGCGGCTCGGCATCGAGCTCGACCAGCTGCTGCGTATCGTCGTCCAGATGCGGGCCGTCGCCCGCCATACCAGTGAAGGAGCCTCCGCATGAAGCTGCACTTGCCGGCCGTGGTGCCGAACGAAGGCGCGCGTTTGCTCGCCCGCCGTATCATGTCCGCCTATCGCGGCAACCTTCCGCTGGCCTGTCGGTCGACGAAGGTCCCGGTGCCGATGCTGCAGCGGCTCGTGAACGGGGAGGTCGTGCCGGGGGAAGACCTGGTCGCCGATCTCTCCAAGGCGACGGCCGGCGCCATCACGCGCGAACACTGGCGGAGCAAGCCGCGTGGCGGCTGGTGCGACGCCCAAATCGTCAACATCGCCGCTTGAGACGGCAAGGGGGATTCCCAATGGCCCGTCTGGCGGGATCGGTCGCACTCCGGCCTGTGGCGCATGCGCTCGACGTTGCGGACGTCGAGAACTGGGTCGCCACGGCGGAGGTAGGCGCGGAGCTGGTCTATGCGTGGGGCTTTGCCCCGCCTCGCGAGCGGGCGGCCTGGACGCGCGCTCGCGAACTATCCGACGAGAATGAGGTGCGCTTGCACGATCGTCGGCGGACTGGCGGCGATCGCGAGTGGTACATGGTCAAGCGGCCGGTGCCGGTCGGCGTTACCGTTGTGCCGCCCGTCGTCGATCCGGCGGAAGAAACCGAAGAGATGGCAGTGCTACGTGTCTTACGGCGCCACGTCGGCTTGGGTCTGCCATGCCCGACCAATGCCGAGATCGGGAAGCAGGTCGGGCTGATCGCGCCGCAGGTCGCCTATCGCATCCGCCTTCTACGCGCCGCCCGGCTGATCCTGATGGATGACCGCGGGCCCAAGCTGCGGCGCATCTGCACGATCGGGGGCCGATCCACGCCCGACGGCGCGCTGTGATCGTTCGCCGCGCCTGACCGACAATCATACGCGGCGCTGCCGCGTCCGGGGGTAATCACGCCGTGTCTGTAACAAACCTGCCGTCGGCCATGTGTTCGGCGGCACTCCAATTCGCGCGCCGTGGCTGGCCGGTCTTTCCATGCCGGGAGCGTGATGGCGAACCGTTCTTCGTCAAGCATCCGCGCACCGGCGAACGGGTCGAGAAGATACCGAAGGCCAAGCAACCTTATATTGCCACGGGCTTGAAGGCAGCGACGACCGACGAGGCGCGCATTCGTGCCTGGTGGCGGGAGCATCCCAACGCATTGATCGGCCTGCCGACAGGTGCCAACGGCTGTTTCGTCCTCGACTTCGATCCGCGGGTCGATGCCAGTAGCGGCGAGGTCTTCACGCTGGAACGGCTTAAGGCCGATTTGGAAGCGATGATGGGGTGCGAGTTACCCCAGTCGGTGACTGCGGTAACTCAGTCGGACGGCGTCCATGTCTATTTCCGACAGCCCGCCGGCGAGCCGATCCGAAACCGAGGCAACCTGCCCGAACACGTCGATGTTCGCGGCCTCGGCGGGTATGTGATCGCGCCGCCATCAATCATGGTCGAAACCGGCGCGCGGTATCGGTGGCTCGACCGCGGCGACTGGCGCGATGACGGGGCCATTGCCGAAGCGCCGGCCGCGCTGATCGAGATCCTCCGAACGCGAAAGGTGAAGCGCAGCACGGCAGCGCCTGCGGCTGTGGTCGAGCCTGCCGACCGGGCGTCCCGCCGTCCGGATCGCGTGATGGCCGACGTGGACGAGGATATGCGCAAGTACGGCATGCGTGCGCTTGAAGGCGAATGCCGGTCGATCCGTGAGGCGCCGTCCGGCAAGCGCAACCCGCAATTGAACGTCAGTGCGCTGAAGGTCGCCAGCCTGGTCGCAGCGGGCGTCCTCGACGAACGGTTCGCGCGAATGACGGTCGAAGCCGCCGCCCGTGACAACCCCGGCAACGATGATGAAGCCCAGCTGCTCGCCACGATCGCAAGCGGCTGGACCGCCGGGCTCAGCAGCCCTCGCGATCTCGCAGAGATCGCGGCCGCTTCGCGCTCCCGACGGGAGCGCGGCCCCTCACGCCCCGCCCCGCGCCGCGCCGCGCCTGCCGCTGCGGCGGCCGAAACGTTATCCTTCCGCCCCGGAAGCTTGGATGGCCTAGCATCGCTGAAGGTGGGGGAGGCGGCGCGGCTGGTCGACGTCAACCGCCGGTGGATGGAGCGGCGCCTGCTGCACGGGGCGGCCGAGGCCGACGCTATCCGGCGATTGGCCTATTCTATCGGCCGCCGGGTTGCGGCCGGGTTAATCGAGGAAGGATCGGCCAAAGAAGCGCTGTGGGCGAAGTATGAACTGGTCGCCGACGTCGGCCACGGCGACATTGATCGCGCGATTGACGACGGGTTCAACCGTGGTTTCGACATAGCGCCGCTGCTGCTGACCATGAAATGTATCGGCTATCCGATGACGGATTTTGGCATTGCCGAGCGTTTTCGTGACCGCTTCGGGCAGGACTTTCGGTTCACGACCGCCAAAGGCTGGCTGGGCTGGGATGGCCGGCGCTGGAAGGTGCTCGATCAGGACGAGAAGACGCCGCCTGCCGAGGTCATCGCTGCGGTGTTCGAAACGGTGCGTCTGATCCAGGACGAAGCGCGGTTCATGGCCGACACCGGCATCCGTCACGATTCGGAGGACGGCACCCTCGATCTGGAACAAGAACACCCCCACGGGCTTGACCGGTGGGTCGCCAAGGGCAAGCAGCTCGTCAAGCTGTCGGCGATGATGGCCAAGTGGGGCCGGGATTCGGAGACGGTCGGTAAGCCGTCGTCGATCGCCATGCTCGCGCGGCGCTGGCTGACCGTGCCGATCGAGGCTTTCGATCACGATCACTACGCGTTCAACGTCATGAACGGCACACTGCGCTTCCGGATTGAGACGGGGCCGAACGGCAAGCGTGAAGCCACGGTTTCGCTGTCCGATCATTGCCGCGACGACATGCAGACGAAGCTATCGCCGGTGGAATACGATCCGGCCGCGACCTCGCCGTTGTACGACGGCATGTTCGCCTGGGCGCAACCCGATGCGGCGATGCGGCGCTACCTTCATCAAATCGGCGGCTATTCGCTGACGGGCGATGCCGGCGAACAGAAGCTGTGGTTCTGGTACGGGCGCGGGCGCAACGGCAAAGGTACGACCCTCGACGTCTGGCAGCACGTCAGCGGCGAATATAGCGACAACATCCCGATCGGGTCGTTCCTCGATCAGGGGATCAAGAAACGCGGCGATCAGGCATCCCCGGACCTCGCCAAGCTGGGCGGCGTGCGCATGTTGCGATCGTCTGAGCCGGGGCGGAACGAGAAGCTCGATAGCGGGCTCATCAAATTGGTGACGGGCGGCGATCCGCTGCCGGTACGCATGCTCCACCGCGGCTTCTTCAACCTCAAGCCGTTGTTCAAGCTCATCATCATGGGAAACAGCCGGTTCGACATTCCGGACACCGACGACGGCATCTGGAGCCGCATGAAGCTGGTGCCGTGGCTGCGCAACATCGAGAAACCAGAACCGGGCGTTGCGAACTGGCCGGAGAAGGACCCCAAGCTGCCGAGCAAGATCATCCAGCAGGAATCGGCCGGGGTGCTCAACCACCTGATCCGCGGCCTGCTCGATCATATGGTCAACGGGCTTGTGGAGCCCCGTAGCGTGACGGAGGCGACCGATGCCTATCGCGATGCCAGCGACCCGATCGCGCGCTTCATGCGCATGTGCACGGTGCCTGAGGACGGAAGTCGCATCCAGTCGTCCAAGCTGCACGAGATGTTCGTCGCCTGGGCAAAGGCGGCCGGTGAGCGAGAATGGTCGAACAAGGGCTTCTCCAATGCCATGACTGAAAAGGGCTATGAGAAGAAAGCCAGCGACGGCATGTGGTGGCTCAACCTCAAGCTGGTGCGAGAGGTGCACGACTTCGTCGATCAGGATGGCAGGCCGCGTGCGCTGCCCGACGAAGCCGATCCGATCGCCGGCCGTCCGCCGCCCGATCCCGGCGACCCGTTCGGCGATCTGCCGCCGTAGGCCGCGCGATCCCTATCCTTCCATCCGGAAGGGTGCCGGAAGGATACTGGAAGGGAAAAGGTGAGGATTTGCGCGCCTTCGGAAGGGTCGGAAGGATAATCGCGATATTCTCCCACATCATGTGCGCATGCGCAGGCGCACGATCAATTCATACGAATATCCTTCCGATCCTTCCGATCCTTCCATGAGAAATAGAAAATCGAGGTTTGGTAATGAGTTATGGGTTTCATCAGGCCGGAAGGGTTGGCGAGGATGCTTCCGACGCCGGAAGGATCACGTTCGATGGGGTCGTAGAGCGTCTGGTCGAGGCCTGGGGCTTCATGGGACGCATGCCCGACCGTGAGGCGGGCTGGCTGCGGGACGTACGCGCAGGGGCCATCTACTCGCGCGGGCAGATCGGCCGGCAGGAGCTTTGGGCGCTCTATCAGATCGACAGCGACGACTATGATCGCGACGCATTGCCGAAGCTGCCCGGCCTGCGCTCGCATGAGGTCGACCGAATGGAGGAAGCGCTCGGTTGGGTGGAGTGGGTCGATCCTGCGCACCGTCGGCTGGTCGGCATGGTGCTCCACGTCCTGCATCGTGGCGACGAAGCGCAGGTGCCATGGGGACGGATTGCCAAGCGTCTCGGCTGGGCGGGCCATCCTGACACGCTGTCGAAGCGGTGGAGCCGGGCAATCACGCGCATCGCCCAACGGCTTTCACGGGGCGGAAATGGCGGAAATTCGCACCTAGAGGGCGTCAACCCCTCGAATGCTCTAGGGGTCAAATAAACAATTCGGTCTCTAGGGGTCTGTGGCCATATCTAGCGATACGTTCGGCGAAACGTGCATCCCCTTCGGGTCGCTGAATATCCTCCCTGAACCTCCCGACGGGCGGCGCGGCTTCGGCTTCGCCGCCCGTCGTGCTTTGGATGGTGCGTGTGGCGAAGCTGACCAGTCTGCGGCCACGCCTCAGCGGTCTGCGCTCCCGCATCGCAAGCGCGCCCGTCGATCGCGTGTCGTTCGATCGGCAGCGCGATCAGCGCGGCTGGCGTAAGTGGTACAAGACGGCGCGCTGGCAACGGCTGCGCATGTCGATCCTGCGGCGCGATCTGTTCACCTGCCAATGGCGGGGATGCGGTCGGGTCGAGGCGGACACGTCGCTGCTGGTGGCGGATCATCGCAAGCCGCACCGCGGGGACGAAGCGCTGTTCTGGGACGCGGACAATCTGTGGTGCCTGTGCAAGCGGTGCCACGACAGCCTCAAG